ATCTATCTGCTTGAAGATCTTTTTGAACTCTTAAAATATTATTGTAGATAGATTCATTACTAGTTATGGAACTTTGCAGTAAGTATAAAATAAGTTTATCAGAAAAAGCATAACTTACTTTATCGTTTACTTCTAATAAAGATAGATTTGATATAAACAGTTTATTTTTTTCTAATTCTGAAAGTGAATCAAATCCAGCATAATCATAATTGTATATTATTTCTATTTCAAGTGGCTCTGTCGGATAATCATCTCTCAATAAGTAGATAGCCTTATGGGCCTTTTTTCATGAAACAAAAGATCCTTTTATATCTATTATATCATTGGGGTCAGGAATACTATTTCATAAAATTCTGTAATATCACCCCTCTGGAAAATCAACTATAGATCTAGAATTGTATATTCAATCTCTGTAGTATGCTGAAGATTCTATAGGAAGAATTCCTCAATCTATATAATCACTCAATACGTTGTAATCATTAATATCAATAACACCATCTTGATTTACATCAGCTCTTTCAACATAAAAAGGAGAAGGGGCATAATGATGCTCAATGTAATATTGCAGACTAGTTTTATCAGTACCATTTATTGTTCCGTCATCATTAACATCTCCCAAATGTTTATATTCAGGAATTGTTAATTTGAAAGAATTATATGAAAGAAAACCTTCTGTATTGATTATGTTTTTGTATCTTACATCAGTGTAATCACCTTCTAAAACTACGAAAGATGAATCACAATTATAAGGTACTTGAACTAACAGAGTTAAACAATATTCATACCTCTGTAAGAACCCATCATCGTTGTTGACTATATATGTTTGTGGATTAAGAAAATCCATTGAAGATATTATCTTAGTTGGATTTTCATTTTCATACAATCTATTTGTTAGGTTTACACCACCAGAAAAAACATAATCCCCATCGATGATAAAGGCAGGGCATAAAGTCACATTTGATGAGCAGTCTAATGCCAGAGTATATGTTTTATTAAACTTTATGGGTACCTGTAATATCTTAAATAGATTATTACTAAAAGAGGACAGACCATTCGGTGTTAATGTGAATTTATTATTATAAACATTATTATAACAATTATACAAGGGCATTAGATCAATGCCTGTTTGACCTCTATAATATCTAAGATATTCCCCAAGATGATAATGAGTATCAGAATCATAAAAAGATTCTTTACTGATAAAATTACCTTTTGTAGTTAAATCAAATTCATTAATATTAAAATTATCTGTTACTTTATACTTAGCATCTTTACCCAAGGTACCTGATTTAGTACATTTTATAATACTATGACCAAATACATAATGAGTATCAATAACTATATAATCTCCATCAATAACACTTTGATATCTTGGTATATAAGTATCTTGAAGTATGCTTTTTATAAATCTACCCTCAACAGTGTCATCTAAAAACCTTTGCATTAATACATACTCCTTATTGTATATACTTGACCGATTATCTTTTCTACATCATTTTCTTGTATATCAACCAATATACCGTTGGGACCAATTCTCAGGTTGTCTGACGCTTCGCCCTCTATTTTAGCAAGAGAAACGCGAATTGGTTTTGTTTGATTTTCAAATAATTCTGCATATATATCACCTACATCTCTTACCATTGCTGCTGTGCCAGTTGTATTAGATGCAGACAGTGTGGTAGAGGTTGCTTGTTTATATAAAGATTCTTGTTCAGCCTCATATCTTCCCCCTCCACTAAATACATCAGATCCTGTAGCTCTACCGGCAGCACCAAAGGTTCCCCTTCCTTGGGTTGATGCATAACCACTATAAGATACATATTCATTTGCTGTATTCGGTTCAACATAGGAACTTGGTAGATAAGAACCACGTGAGGTAACTTCAGAATAATCAAAATTACTAAATGTATCTATACTAGATAATAGATTATTTCCTACAAGATCTGCTTGCCAAAGAGCCCTAATAACATTAGAGTCCTTATTAAATAGACCGTTAAATACATTAACAATGTCTCATCCAGTTTTTGCAATGCCACCAAGGGTTCCAGGTAACATATCGGATAAAGTGTACAGAACGTAGTTTATTAAACCATTGTCCTGACCTATCATAGAATCACCAAGAGTAAGTAAAAGATTATCTCTTATATTTCCTACTCTAGATAAAGTTCCGGTTCTTTCTGCTATCTTTGGAAGATTTTCTTCAAGGACACCCTTTGCTCTATTATAATCCATTCCTTCGGAATATATCTGGGATATTGTTTCTGCTGATAAATTAGCCATGGCTCTAATATCAGAATATGTCATGCCTCCACCAATGGCGTTATATATTGCAGTCTTTGCTACATTACCAGAAGTATTTTCAGATACTTGTTGAAGATACTCAACCATGGATTTCATTAGTTCGTTGATATTACTAGCATCTAAACCATTTGTTAAAATATCTGTGTAAGATACCCCAGCATTTCTAGCGCTGAGAGCAAATAAATTGCCCATCGGAGTGCCATTAAGTTGATCAATGTTACCAGTAGCTAAACTATTGAGTGCTTGTGCTATATTAGTTACTGCGCCAGAGCTCATACCAACACTATATAAAGAACCCAACCATTTTTGAATTGAGAAGTTTATTCCAGTTACATCCTGATATGAACTATTAGCAGTAGCGTCAATTATTGCTGAAGATACAGAATCATATACATCAGTTAAATAACTGGTATCTTTAAACATGCTGTTTAGCATTTCATTCAACGAAAGTTCAGCACCCATTTGAGACCTGGTTAGATCAGCCTGTTGGATACGAATTAATCTATCTAACTGACCTTCCATTGTTCCAAAAGTTGTAACTAATCTATCAGCAACAGTTTCAAGTAATGCTCTTTCTTCAAGATTGTATGCTATACCTGATTGGGTTAGTTTCGCAATGTTTTCTGTTAATTTTTTAATGCTTACAAAACCACTTCCACCAAAAGCATTTGTCATATCATATTGTAGCTGTTTATAATAACTAGTTTGATCATCTCTTAAGAAATCCGTTACACCATTTAATCTAGCGTCAATACTTCCTAGATACTGATCTTGTAAAGATAAAGATTGTTCAAATCCTTTTGATAAAGTATTAGTAATTACATTTATTGCTTTAACTGTTAAAGCAATTGCATTAAGAGCAGGAACACTATCAACCGCAGAAGTTATTGTAGATGGCAATTGATCTGCAATCTTTAAAAGACCTTGTTCTCCTTTTTCAGTACTTGAAAAGATAGTATCTTTTAAAGTATCTTTTAACCCAGTTGAAATTTGCTTTCCAAGTGAGATTTTATTGTTACCTGACTCATCCTTGGTTTCTTGTTTCTGGAGGTCTACTATTTCAGAAGCATTTTCATCAAGATTACTTAATATATTCCTGATTTCTACAAGCTCTTTCGAATATTCTAAAGACCTGGAAGAATCAACTTGATACGAATATCTTAATAATTCATTATATCTATCTGTTAATCTATTTACTAAAGAATTATAATCGTCTTCTGACATTTTCTTAATATTAGATTGTCTGTCACTGATAGATTCTTTAAAGGAACTAGCAGAGTGAGTATTACCAATTCTAATATTAGAACTTATTGCCTTCCCGATTTGTGAACCTAGTTTATTTATTTGTCTGTCTGTTAGTGTAATTGAATCTGCCATTTAATAATTCCTAATCAGATTTTATTCTATTATTTATAAGACGCTGTTGTTCTTGTAAATCATTTAAAATAAATTCTACTAGATAATTTCTTTCTGTTGGGGTGATATCTTTTGTGTCTACATATGAAGTATTTGAATGTTTAGATATCAGATATCTTTCTTTACATATATCCCTATATCTTATTGGCCCATACAACTCCCCATTAGATGTTAAGGGCGGGTCGAAAAAATTCTTTTCCTATGCTTAATTGTGCGTCTTGATATAGACCACATACATCACAATGAATAATAAGATTAGTATCAATACCGATAAGGTTATTCATTTTTTCAGCATAAGTAATTATTGTATTTACATCTGCCATTGGAAGTTCTTTAATCCACTGTTCTACTTTTAATGGATCTGGGTTTTTACCATCAATTGTTCTTATCAAATACTTAATAGTATATGTTAATGTTGGATCGCTAGAACCAGGAAACTTAGCTTTGAACTCCCTTGCTTTATTAACTACGTTATCAAGCATTCTCGGAGTTTGAATATTTAATTCAATTTCTACTCCAGTTTTTGGCAAAGTAAATCTTCTATAATTATTAAATTCCTCAGTATACTTTATTGGAGGAAGCTCATCAAGATTAACTGTTTCTTTTCTTGTGAATCCGCAATATGGGCACCTTACATCCATAATGTAATCTGACCCATAAGTTACAGTTCTTAATTTATACAATAAAAATTGGTAGTCCCCCACACACATATCGTACGAGGAAATACCAATGTCTCCTACTATACAATCGTCAATGATTTCACATAACATTCTATATGGATAATCTGTAACAGCCAGTCTCTTTTGTTCCTGTTCAGTAGTCATACTCTTTATTGTTACTACCGGATTTATCTCGCTATCATAAATCTTTCCAAGACTGGGTAATTCATAGGTTTCAGCGATTGTATAATTAGTCATATTATTTATCTCCATTTATTAGTTTTCTACTCAGTATCTGAAACAAGACTATCAAAGTCTATCTGTTTTTGTGGTGAAGCAAACTTAACTCCTAACTGATTTCCTTTTTGAAATTTATCTTTTTCACGGGCTCACTTATTCGTTACATCAATAGTTTCTTCATCATCAGAAAGTGGTTCTTCTTCAGATTTTTCTATCTTTATTTCATCTTCCATGCCATATTCTGACATTGGAACATATTCTTTTTCAAATATTGCTGGATATATAATTTTAGCATACAGATCTGGCATATTTTTTTCCATATACTTGATATAATTAGATATCACAGCCGCTACTTTCATTAATCATGAATTATTAGAAAGAACTAATAAAACATGTTTACAAGCAGCTCCTTTATCATCGTTTACATTTGTTCAAGTAAACCTTGGTGCTTGTGTCTGTACTAATCTATCCTCTTGCTGGTTAGGACTTTTATCTACAATACGTCCTTCTTTATTAAAAACATCATCATAAGAAGAAATAGAATGCTTTAACGCTCAATGACCAAATCTGTATTTTCAATCTGGGCAGCTACATCTTATATAAACATCTTCTCCGTTGAAGGTTCTAATTAATGCCCTAGCTACTTGTCTAAAATTAATTGGTTTTTCTGGGTCTAATTCTTTCTGTAAATTTCCAAGTATACCACTCATCTTAAGGGTTACTATATAATTATTTGTTTCTCCTTGTACTTGTATATTTACATCTAATATATCATCCTTAAAGAATTTATTCATATTCATTGAGTTAAATTCTTTAACTGATTTTGCTACCTTTGAATGAACCCTTCTAGCGTATCTATTTTTTCCTTTTCCCTGATTTGATGCTGCATAATTAGCACCAGCTTTAGATCTAGATAAAAGTTGTGCACGACTGTCCTCGTTTATTCTATTCACACCAACCCCTTAATCTAAATCTGAATTTACTAACTGTCCTTTTGATAAACTTTCTAAAGATAATTCTCTTGACATAGATTTTAATAACGCATCCTTTAATTTCTTAAGATAACCAAGAGATCTTATATCTTTGAAAATTTGATTTCCTTTACCTGTTTCTCCATCAACAGCAATACTGTTTGTACGCATAAGATAAAGAGAACTTATTGTCCTATTTATTTCATCATAATCTCCAGAAGAAAGAACCTGATTAATTTTTGTTACTCATTTTTCAACTTCTTTTTCCGTATTATGTTTCGTTGCAGATTTAATTGGTTTGGGCTCTTTTACCCATTCATTATCACAAACTGAATATATACCATTAGAAACTGTTGTAGATCTAACGTCTTGAACATATAATTCTACGGGTATTCCTTTTATAGTTATATCAGTTTCTTTATTAAATTGAGATTTCTTTGCATCATAGTATGCTTTTAATATTGCATCTTCTTTTCCTAATACTTCAAAGTTTGCCATTATATGAACATCTAAATCAGAAGTATCAGTATAATTATACCCAGCATTAGAACCTACAATTTGAATATCCAATATTTGTATTGGGGCTTCTATATACTGTTCAAATGCTGCACAAATCTGTATAATCTTTTCTCTAACTTCAGGAAGAAGTTTACTATCTGGACCCCAAAGTTTTCTATTTAGTTCATCTCTTACTACAAAGTCTTCCTGAATTCTCATTTACATTCCTTACTAAATTATACAATACGGGGTAATGAATACCCCGTATTGTTAGTTGTTAAAATTATTCAGTTAATCCTGAAACATCAATTTCTGCTCTGTCGTACTCAATAGTTGCGTTTATGCTCTTCTTACCATTGTTTTCAGCATTGTAATCTTCTTCTTGTAATCTAGAAATCCAGCAACCATGCAGTCTCCACTGTCTTACAACCTGACCGTCTGGTGAATATTCAATCAGATAACAATCTTTCTTATATTCAGAAACAAGACCAACCTTTTCTGTTCTAACATTATAAGAAAGATTCTGCCAAGCTTGAAGAACGCTCTTTGTATCAGCACCAATGTAATCATTAACAACAAGTGAACCAGCATCAAAGGAAGGAACCCCAGCAAACTTTAATGTGCTATTTCCTCTCTTAACTGGAATAACATCTTGTTGGAAATGAGGAACAGATGTTGAAATAACAGATAAACTAATAACTTCTTGTGCATTTTTGATATACTTAATGGAATCAGGTTCGTTACCTTGCATTCCTGCTCTCATAATGCCATCAATATCTGTTATAACAAATTCAAAGTTATTAGTTCTTTGAATTTCAAACATGTTTGGATTAGCAGCAATATGATAAGTACCAAAATGAGTACCAGGAGCTATTGAATCCGGAGTAGTACTAGCAATACCAGTAATACCTTCTTTGATATCAGGAGTTATACCATTTTTAATTGTAACTGACATTTATATCTCCTATTCCTCTACAATAACTTCATCATCATTGGTTAAGATAATTGTTATATCAAAATCTTCTACTGCATATATTGGGAAGATCTTAATAGTTGCTTTTAATTGATGCTTGTTATCAGGTGCTTCCTTGATAATCTTATATCCAGAAATACCATAACTAGAAGCCATCTGGTCAAGTAATGGAACAATTTTTGATTTAAAGTTAATCCAAAGAACATCTGAATTTTGCTCGAACATTAACTGCTCTGCTGCCACGTAGCATGACTTCTTAATTTCTGCGACTAAACTTCTCATGTTAAGATAGTAAAGTGCCTTATCAGAATTGACTGTAGTTTTTGCTAATGTTCTATTGCCCCAAATTGTTAGCCCATAAGGTCTTACGCTAGTAATCGGATTAATGAATATACTTCTTTCTGAAGATCCACCAGTAGATGTTCCCCAGGTCATATAACTATCCGCAATAGCTCTAGTCATCTTTCCTGTTATTGCTAAACTAGTAGCACCAGGTACAACACCTCTATTAACACCAGCAATTGCTAACCAGTTTGGATTTGCTTTAACTGATTCAGCTAAACTAATAAGATAAGCAAATGAACCAGGCATTGGAACGCTTCCATAATAGAACCATGGACTAAACATAGCAGTATAATCTGTAGCAATTAATGGAGAAGCCTGAACTGCTGCAATAACAGAACCTACTCCAATCAGTGGTCTTTCCGGATAGTTAGTATGGTCAACAAGTACTATACAATCACCTCTACCAACCACAGGATCCTCTGAAGTAACAACTTCGTTTGGATTAGCAAGTGCCTGCATCTTTGATATAATAGAATTATCATTGAACTCGAATACTGGATATCCACCAGTAGTTAGATATTTAATCTGGAAAAGATTTCTATCATATAAAACATTATCTGCAGTCTTTTCAAATCTAGAAGAATCTAGATAGCTATATAATTCTGCGACTGAAAATCCATAGATAGTTAACAGTGTTGGATTACCGGCAGCAAGCTCAGTTGGAGCAGTTATAGTTACATCGTAGTTATTCCAAGCTCTCTTCCAGATACCTTCTCCCTGGTATTTCCATAAACTAAATACATAGCTTGGATCTCCCACTTCTTGAGCAGAAGTATTTGGAGCTATGTTAATAAACCAAGCACCATTTTCTTTACATAATTCGTCAGCCTCAGCGGGATAAGTACTAGTATCTGTCCAAGATTTAGTAGGAGCTGTTTCTAAAAATGTTTTTATTCTTGCCTCATATGTAACATCCAGCTCACCATCTCTTTTACCCCAAGGATCCAATGTTGCATAAGAAAAACCTACATCCTCTGGATCAGCTGGATGATCTGTTGTTTCAACGGTAGGACCATATGTTCCGGCGACTTCTGAAGTAGAATTATTAACTCTCTCATATACAACTGGAATTCCTTGTTTAAGTAATTCTGCAGCATACATGTAAGATGGATCGGAATCCCCCTCTTTAAACATAAGTTCTGAAGAATGAGAACCAGATGCCCAAGTTCCACAACTATCATATCTTATATCAGTAGCAAATACTGCTGCACTTGAACCAACTGCTGCTTTAAAAGTAGAATAGGAAGTAAATGTTGTTGGTGTTTTTGCAGGAAAACTTGCGTTGATTGAGAATCCAGGAACATATACCACATTATATAATCTTTCACTTGTTGTAGTTAGAGTTTCATCTCTCTCAACAATATTAATTCTTGGCATATAAATTTTCTCCTAAATTTATATTTCACTATAAGTTACTTTCATCTAATTCCCAATCAATGGAAATATTATCTCTTATTCTTGTATCTCATATATAAGCATCATCAATACTAATTCCAATAGACAACCTGGTAAATTCTCCAATGGATAATCTTAAATCATCAGAAGTATCCATAACTCCTGTTATCAGTCTTATTGTAGAATTATGAGGTATCGACATATTGTTATACGGAATAATAATCTGTAATGTTGGAAAATTAATTACATTAAAAATCATATTCCTAATGAAAGCATCTGCTTCTTTAAAATATCTTGTCCAGATATCTAATTGATAGCTTACATTTATTGGAATGGCATTTAATTGAACGCTTTTTTCTAAAGTGGCATCATACATTAAACCATCATAAGTTAATCTTTTCTTATTAGTATTTAATATTTCATAACCACCGACTCTGGAAATACTTAATATAGGAAGTTGTACCGCATTATCTTTTGTTTCATCTGCTAAAGTTTCAACTAACCTACCAGCTTGATTTGGCCCATATATATGAATGTTAGTATTTTCTGTTCAATTTTTTATTTTAGCAACTAATGCTTCATCATATAAGTAAGCACTCATTATCATTCTCCTGAAGTACCAAATAACCTATCAGGCTCTTCATTAAGGAGAGTGAAGTCAGTATTGGTAAAATCAAATGAAGTTTCTGGTTGGAAAGTATTTATATATTCAGGCACTATTTCGCAAGTTATTGAAGCAGGATAAACAATTGAATTCATCATGCTAACTACTCTGAATAATCTACCCTTACCATCATCAAGACCACTTGGTACTATGAATAATGCCCCTTGTTGTAAATCTGGTAAATCATAATCTACTTCAATCAAAGAAGCATTTGCTTGTAATTCAGACACCCAACCCATCTTTTTAAGAGTTCTTTGATCTGGATGCTCATGAAACATACAACCAACTAGTATAGGTTCTTGATAATTGGATTCTATTTCAGCATATGTAGTATAATGCTTATCAGGTTTTGGGGCTCTATAAAGAACTCATATTCCTAATAACTTACAAGCTTCTCTAAATCACTGTCTATGGAGTTTTGTATTGGAATTTACAAGAATTCCATATTTTCTTTCTTCTTCCATTAAAACTCCTTATAAAAATTAATTATACTCTTTCTTTCCTCTTACTTGTTTTTCAATGCTTCCTAATCCATCCCCTTTAAGGATAAAGTTAGTAACAGCAGTTTGTGCTCTTACGAGATCATTACATTTGGAAAGATTAAGCAGTAACTTTTTAACCTTTGGTTCTTTTTTCTTATCTTCAGGAACAACTTTGTTAACTAAATCATAAACATCTTTCGCTGATGTACACTGATCTAATTGGTTCATTACTTTTGACATAGCATTAGATGCTGTTCCTTCTTCATCAGAAAGTCTAGATTCCTTTAATGCTTCATTCTTGATAGTTCCGTAAACTCTATTTCCATCTACTCTATAGTTATATCTGAAAGATGACGGAGTAAATTTATTTTCGTTTACAGTTCCCCTTAAAGTAAAAGATTTCTTACCTTTACTAATCTGGAGGTTTTCCCCTAAAAATCTAACATTATTATTCTTGTCTATTGTCTTTGATTCAAATTTAAATGTAGTTTTCTTTTCTTTCCCAGATTTAAAATTAATAATTCCTTCAATAACTAATTCATTACCTTTTGAAGAAACCTTAGTTGTTTTAAAAGAATTAACATTCTCGTAAACTTTCTTTAGATAAGATTCACCC